GCAAATTTACTTTATATTGAAGAGGTGCCGTTACCAATTTTTTACCAATTAGAAATTTCATACTGGTAAAATTTTGGTAAGCGCATTTTCTCAATATAAAAAGTAAGGAGAAAAATATGGCAATTGATAAAACTTTATATACAGAAGATTCCATAGAATCATTATCACCTCTTGAATTTACTCGTCTTCGACCCGGAGTATATGCTGGTGATACTACTTATGCTACACAATTAGCGGTAGAAATTTTTTCAAATGCTGTTGATGAATTCCGTCTTGGGCATGGAGATAAAATTGATATAACTATTAAAGGTCCAGTAGTTTCAATTAGAGATTATGGACAAGGATTTATTCCAAACAGTTTCCGTGACGATGGTAAAACAATTCTTGAAGCAGCATTTAGTGTATTAAATACTTCTGGTAAATATCGTGAAGATGGCACATATGAAGGCACTTCTTTAGGTTCTTTTGGTATTGGTTCTAAAATCACTACTTATCTTTCACATTGGTTATATGTTACTACATTTAGAGATAATGCAGCTGAAGAAATCCATTTTAAAGAAGGCGTTTTTGATAAGCGCATTAGTGCCGATATAAATGAAAGACCATCAGGAACATTGGTAGAATGGGAACCTAGTGAAGAGTTTTTTACACATCCAGAAGTGAATGTAAATGAATTAAAAACTTTATTTAAAACAATAGCCGCCTTATGCCCTGGACTTACTATTAATTTAGATGATAATGGAACTAAAACAACTTATTTTTCTAAGAATGGTATTAGTGATTTAGTAGATGAAGCAGTTGAGGGAAAAGAATTAATTAGAAATCGTTTTGTTATGAATTATCAAAATGATAAAAATAAAATTGATATGGTTATGACATATACTTCTAATTATTCTATGACCTTAATTCCTTATGTAAACACAGGACTTACTGCTAATGGCCCACATATTTCACAAATTAAATCATTATTAACTCGTGAATTTAATAAGTTTTTCCGTGATAAAAAATGGCTTAAAGAAAAAGATGAAAATCTTTCTGGTGATGATATTCAAGAAGGACTTTATATTATATTCAATATAACGGCTCCTAATGTAGCATATGATGCTCAAGTAAAAACTCGCGTAACTAAACTTGAAATGACTCCATTTACTAGTGCTATTGCTGAAGAATTAAGAGTATGGCTTAATCTTAATGAAAAAGAAGTTAAGATGATTGCTGATAAAGCAGTAAATGCGCGCAAGGCTCGTTTAGCTGCGCAAAAAGCAAGAGATAATGCGCGAGAAGGTCAAAAGAAAAAAGAAAAAGCCCTTAAATTTGATAGTAAATTAACTGATTGTTATAGTAAAGATAGAAAAAAATGTGAAATATATATTACTGAGGGAGATAGTGCCAGCGGTAATTTAATTCAAGCGCGCAATAATGAATTCCAAGCAATTTTGCCTGTTCGTGGTAAAATTTTAAATACTCATAAAGCAACACTTGATAAAATTCAAAAAAATGCAGAAATTATGAATATGATTGATGCTTTTGGATTAGAAGTAAATTTAAAAACTATGAAAGTTACTTATGACCCAAATAAATTAAGATATGGTAAAATAATTATTATGAGTGATGCAGACGTCGATGGAGCTCATATTAAAAATCTTTTTTATACTTTTATTTGGAATTTTTGCCCACAACTTATTTATGATGGTTATATTTATGCAGGAGTTCCTCCCCTTTATAGAGTTACAATGGCAAAAAAATATTATTATCTTAAAGATGATACAGCCCTTGAAGAATTTCGTAACAAAAATAAAGGAAAAAATTATGAAGTTAATCGTTTTAAGGGTCTTGGCGAAATGAATGTTGAAGAAACAGAAGAAACATTGATTGACCCAGAAGTAAGAATTATTAATCAAGTAACTATTAGTGATATTGAAAAAGCAACTAAATTATTTGATGATTTAATGGGAACTGCTGTTGGACCACGTAAAACATACATTAAAGAACATAGCAATGAAGCAACTTATAATGCAGAGTGAGGTTAGTAGAAATGGTAAGTGATATTGTAAAAGAATTAGGAACTAATTTTATAGAATATGCGGTTGCTGTTAATACTGACCGCGCTATTCCAGATGCTAAAAGTGGATTAAAGCCAGTAGCAAAAAGAATTTTATATGATGCTTATATTAGTGGATTTAGTAGCTCTAAAAAGTATGTAAAATGCGCCCTTATGGTTGGTGATACGATGGGTCGTTTTCATCCTCACGGAAATGACTCAATTTATGCAGCATTATGTCGTTTAGCTCAAGATTGGACTATGCGTTATCCATTAATTGATTTCCACGGAAATCTTGGTAGTAGAGATGGTAGTGGCCCAGCAGCTTATCGTTATACAGAAGCAAGATTACACAAACTAACAGAAGATGGTATGTTATTTGGAATGAAAAAAGGAGTAGTAGATTATATTCCTAACTATTCTGAAAATGAGAATGAACCAGTAACACTTCCTTCAATTTTTCCAAATCTTTTATGTAATCCTAATACAGGTATTGGCGTCGCAATGGCTTGCAATTGGGCACCTCATAATTTAAACGAAGTTGCACAAGCAATTTATGATTATATGGATGGCAAAGAGCCAATGCTTCCTGGCCCAGATTTTCCCACGGGCGGAATTATTATTAATAAAAATGATATTCCAACTATTATGAGGACTGGACATGGTAGTGTAAAAATTCGTGGTAAATATCATATGGAAGGTAATAACATTGTATTTACAGAGCTTCCTTATGCTGTTGTTACTGAAAATCTTATGAAAGCTATTGGTGAATTATGTGATAATGGTGAAATTCAAGGGATTACGGAAATTCGGAATGAAAGTAGCAGAAAAAGTGGTTTTCGTCTTGTATGTGAATGTGCAAAGGATGCGAATATTACTCATATTATTCAATTACTTTTTCAAAAGACTGATTTACAAAGTTCATTTTCATATAACCAAGTAGCATTAATTGATAAAACTCCTACTGAATTAACTCTAAAAGATTGTTGTAAGATTTATATTGAACATAATACTGAATGTATTAAAAGAGAAACTGAATATGATATTAATAAAGCAAAAGATAGATTAAATATCATTGAAGGTTTATTAAAAGCTCTTGAAGATATTGATAATATAATTGCTCTTATTAAAGCATCTGAAAGTAGTGCAAAAGCTCGTGAAGCATTAATGAAAAAATATGGCTTTAATGAAGAACAAGCTAAAGCAATTACTGATATGAAACTGGGTAAATTGGCTGGATTAGAAAGAATAGAAATTGAGAATGAAAAAGCTGAATTAATTAATACTATAAAAGAATTAGATATAATTCTTAGTGATTTAATATCAGAATTAAGAAAACGTCTTACTATTATTGTTAAGAAATATGGCGATGCTCGTCGAACAGAATTAGCTCAAATTGATATTCCTAAAACCAAGGAAGAAAAAGAGATTGCTACGGTTGTTCCAGAAAAATGTGTTGTTGTAATGACAGAAAGTGGAAGTTTAAAACGCATTCCTGCTACTTCATTTAAAATGCAAAAACGTGGTGCAAAAGGAGTTAAAACACAAGATGATATTACTTCAACTGTAATTCGCACTAATACAGTAGATAGTCTAATGATATTTACTAATAAAGGCAAAATGTATCGTTTTGTTGTAAATAATATTCCAGAAGGAACAAATGTTTCAAAAGGGACTCCCGCACGTGCTTTAATTGAAATGGAGACAGATGAAAATGTCTCAACTATTTATTCTATATATAGAGATACTGACGCAAAGTATGTATTATTTATTACTAAAAAAGGTTTGGTTAAAAAAACAACTCTTGCTGAATATCTTGGAACAAAAAAGGCCAAAGGTATTGGAGCAATTAATCTTAAAGAAGGAGATTCATTATCCGTAGTCACTTTAATAAAAGATGAATCAATTATTTTAATTAGTAAAAATGGTCAATTAATTAAATTTAAATGTGATGAAATTAGTGCTACTGGTAGATTAACTGCTGGCGTAAAAGGAATTAATTTAAGCGAAAATGATGAAGTAGTTGCAGCATTACCTATTAGAAATGAAAACGATATGGTAGCAGTATTTTCATCTAAAGGGTATGGAAAAAAACTTAATCAGAATGAATTAACATTACAAAAACGTGGTGGAAAAGGTATTAATATCTATAAATCTGGATTGCTATTTGGAAATGTAACTTGTGGTCAATTAGTTAGTGATGAAGATAATATATTATTAATTGGTAATAAAAATTCTGTATGTATTTCTGCAAAAGAAATTCCTGAAATGGGAAGACTTGCATATGGAAATCAAATGCTAAAAGATAATAGTATTTTAAGTGTCAGTAAAGTTTAAGTATTTTTCATTAATTTACTTTAAATAATTATCATATAATTATAGAAGAAAATTATTTAAAGGAGTGTAATATCTAATGCTTAATGAATTATTAGGATTATGCGACGAAAATGTGCCAAGAGTGTGCCCTGTTTGTGGGCGCTATGCTGGCTATATTCCAGATAATGATTATTGGTGTCCATATTGTGGGCCAACTAATGATATATACGCCCTTAAACAAGTAGATAAATTAAGCCGTAGAATTGACTTAATTGAAAAATTTATTTAGTGGGTATAGATACAAGATATAGACCTTCCAGAGTGAAGGTCTATATTTTTTTTATATGATGCGCGAACCAGGTTCTGAAATTTCAGAGACTAGTTTAGGGAATCGGGTTAAGCTGGTTCGCGCATTTCCTATTATTTACTTGCATAATAATAAAAAAAATAGTATAATAAATTGTAATAAAAATATATTTGAGGTAATTATGTCAAAGATAAAGAAAGTATAGTTAGTAACTACAACTTATAATTCATCAGATGACCCAAAAATAAAAACTAAATATCATTATAGTTTTGAATATAATGATTCTATTTATGTTGATTTAAGTAAAATAGGAGAAAATAAAAATGAATCCAATAGATGAAATGCGTGAATTAATAGATAAATTAAATTATTATATTAAAATGTATGATGAAGGAACTCCTGTAATCACTGATAAAGAATATGATGATTTATATTTTAAACTTGAACAATTAGAAGAAGAAACTGGTATTTATTTAACTAATTCTCCCTCCGTTCATGTAGATTATTTTTCTATAAATGAATTAAAAAAAGTTAAACATTCACATCCAATGTTATCACTTGATAAAACAAAATCTATTCAAGAAGTTTTAGATTTTATTGGGGATAAAGATATTATTGCAATGTTAAAAATGGATGGATTAACTTGTTCATTACGCTATGAAGAGGGTTTATTAGTAAGTGCTGAGACTCGTGGAAATGGAGAGATTGGAGAGGATATACTCCATAATATGGCAACAGTTAAATATGTCCCAATGCAAATCCCTTTTAAAGATGTTTTAGTTGTTGATGGAGAGGTTATCTGCACTTATAAAGATTTTGCCCCATTTAGTGATAAATTCGCAAATCCTCGTAATTTTGCTGCTGGTAGTATTAGATTATTAAATAATGGAGAATGTGCGAATCGTCATTTAACATTTATTGCATGGGATGTTATTGAAGGGTTTGATGATTGTAAAACTTTAACTGAAAAATTATATAAATTAGATAATTTAGGTTTTACTTTTGTACCACATTTACCTTGGCCGACAACTCTCCCTCATACAGAAGAAAAATTTAATCATATGTCTATGCTTTTAACTGATTGGGCTAAAAAAGAAGAGTATCCATATGATGGACTAGTATTTAAATATAATAATTGTGAATATTATCAATCCCTCGGAGCAACAGGTCATCATTTTAAAGGTGGACTAGCATTTAAATTTTATGATGAAGAATATGAAACTACTTTGTTAAATATAGAATGGTCTATGGGTAAAACTGGTTAGTTAACACCAGTAGCTATTTTTGATCCAGTAGATGATGGAGAAAGTATTATTACTAGAGCTAGCTTGCATAATCTTAATATTATGGAATAGATTTTAGGATTTTTTCCATATAAATATCAAAAAATTTGGGTATCTAAAATAAATTAGATTATTCCATAGGTTATTCGGTCTAAACAAAGTGGTGCTTATGAAGAATATTTATTATCAATACCTAAAATTTGCCCTATTTGCGGAGAACCTACTATTATTAAAGATGATTTTCTTTATTGTAGTAATCCAAATTGTGAAGGAAAATTTATTAATAAATTAGACCATTTTGTAGGTAAAAAAGGTTTAGATATTAAAGGTTTATCAAAAGCAACGCTTCAAAAATTAATTGATTGGGGTTGGGTTGGTAATATTATAGAATTATTTAGTCTTTCTAATTTTAGAGACGAATGGATTAAACAACCTGGATTTGGGATAAAATCTGTTGATAATATTCTTAATGCTATTGAAGATAGTAAAGAATGTGAATTATGGCAATTTATTTCAGCTTTAAGCATCCCATTAATTGGCTCTACTTATGCAAAAGAAATTGCTAGAAGAGAATATGATTGGCATAATTTTAGAGAAGATACTAGTTTAGGTCATATGGGTATTACATATGATTTTACAAATTGGGATGGATTTGGCCCAAATATGAATGATTCATTACACTCATTTAATTATAATGAAGCAGATGAATTAGCAATGAATATACTTCATATTAAAAATTCCTTATGGGTTAATCCAGATGAAAAGGAGAAGAAAAATAATGCAGGGTTAAATGGACAAGTCTTTTGTGTTACTGGTAAATTAAACCAGTTTAAAAATAGAGATGAATTAATTGCTGCTGTTGAAGCTGCCGGCGGAAAAGTAGTAAATTCAGTAAGTAGTAAAACTAATTATTTAGTAACTAACGATATTACTTCTGGTTCAGCTAAAAATAAAAAAGCACAGGAGCTTAATATCCCAATTATATCAGAGACTCAATTACTTGAATTACTTTGATTTTTCAAAAAAAATTTAGTATAATATATTTGTAAATAAGGAAGAGAAAAATTTTTATGAAGAAAAAAGAACTCAAAAATCTAGCATAGAAAATTGCAGATTATGAGTATATCCTAGAAACTAGTGAAGATTAGAATGAAATAAATAATGCCCAAAAAAACATTATGCAGTTAACAAGTAAGGTTCATGATTTTTAGGATTTAGATTTATTAGATGAAATGATTCAAGATATTCTTCAAAAAAAGCTATCTTGACAATAATAAAATTTTTTTATATAATATTTACACAAAATAAAAATATTTTTAATTTAAAGGAGATTTTATATTATGGCTATGAAACCTAATACTAAGGCTGTTATTGATTATTTACAGGGAATTGGCGATGCTAATGTCACCGCTGCTGATGTTGCTGATGCTCTTGGTCTTGAGAAGCGCCAGGTTGATGGTATTTTTACTTCTGCTCTTCAGCGCAAGTCTCTTGGCGTGCGTGTTCCTGCTGAAATCGAGCTTGGCGATGGCACTCATAAGCAAGTGAAGTTCCTTAAGCTCACTGAGGCTGGTATGGCTATTGATACTAATGCCCCTGACGAGGAATAATTTATAATATATAAAGTAGATTATAAGGGGTAATAATATTACCCCTTATTATTATATTTATGAATTAGTTTTTATTTATACTTGGAGCATTTATAGTAGGCGTATTTGTTACTTATATTGTTTGCTATTATTTACCAAAAGAAAAAATACGTTCTGCTAATCAAGCATTAGAAAAAGAAGAATAGCAAACTCAATTACGAATTAAAGATTTAGAAAAAAAATACTTAGAAGAAGAAAAAGAATTAGAAACTTAGAAATAGACAGTTATTCAAGAAATTTAGATTTAGCAAAATATACTAGAAAAATAGAATCTTGATTTTTTAAAAACTGAAGTAGATTTAAAATCTAATATTTCTAATTTAGAAGGACAAATATTAGAAAAATAGAAAACTATTGAAAATTTAAGTTCATAGACAAAATTGATAGCAGATGAAATGACAGAAAAAAGTTTTGATGCTGCGGTTTTAAATTATGAACAAAAAATAAAACAAGAAGTAAATAAGTATTTAGAAGCCACAAAATAGGCTAAAGATAATTATTTAAATGTTTTAAAAGATTTACAAGATGATTATAATAGTTATTCTTTTTAGAAAGAATAGGAAAAACAATTATTAGATTAGCAAATTGCAGAAGCAAAAGCAAAAGCAAATGCTATTATTGAAGTTAATAAGCGTGCTGAGTTAGGGCGAGAAGAAAAAAATTTTTATAGATTACAATTATCAGATATTGATATTGAAGAAATTTAGAAAATTCGTTCTATTGAGCCATATTTAAGATAGAAAGAACCTCTTAATAAAGTTATTTGGAAAGTCTATTATGAAAAACCTTTTACAGATTTAATTGGTCGTGTAGTAGGGCCTAAAATTAAAATGGGCATTTATAAAATAACTAATTTAAATAATGGAAAAGTTTATATAGGATAGGCTGTAAATATAACAGAACGTTGGCGTTAGCACATTAAACGTGGGATTGGCGCAGACCCTCCTACATCTAATAAGTTATATCCTGCTATGCTTGAAGATGGAGTTGAAAATTTTACTTTTGAAATAGTAGAGGAATGTTCTGCTTTAAAATTAACTGAACGAGAAAAATATTATACAGATATTTTTGCGGCGTAGTCTTATGGTTATGTTGTAAAGAAAGGATAATTATTATGATTTAGATTATTGACAAACGTGGTTCTGGGAAGACAAGTCGTCTTATGCTTTTGGCAAAAGAACATAATGCTACATTTGTATGTGCTAATCCAAAAGCAATGGAAGTTAAAGCAGAAGCATATGGTCTTTTTGGAATTAATTTTATATCTTACCATGATTTTGTAACTACATATGATGAAAATAATTATGTAATTGACGAGCTAGACTGTTTTGCTCGTTCTATCATGGGTGACAGCCATTTAATAGGATACTCATTATCCTTAGAAAATTCTTGATTTGTAATTTAAAAAAAAATATGGTATAATTATTATAGAAAAAATAATTGAAAGAGAGTTTTTTAATGAAACAAGAATTTCTAAATTTTATTAATAGTTTAATGAATGCAAATCCTGAGCTTACTAATGAGTTAATGACTGATGATATTAAAGCATATCTTAATATTCTGGCAGAAACAAAAATTGAAAAGCCTGACTTAACTGATAAAGGCAAAGAGATGCTTAAATATCTTCAAGATCATCAAGAAATAAAAGTATGGAAAGCAAAAGATTTAGCTGAACAAATGGGAATTTCTTCGCGTGGTGCTTCTGGCTCTATGCGCAAATTAGTAAATGATGGATTTTGTGAAAAAGTTAGCGAAGACCCTGTTATTTATACATTAACTGACAAGGGTAGAAATTATGAAATTAATTAATTCCTTATATATCAATACAAAATATAAATTGAATTAAAATAAAAATTATAGTATAATATATATATTGGTAAATAAAGAATAATTAAAATAAATAAAAAAATATAAGGAGAAAAATTAATTATGTTAAAAGTTAAAAATGCAACACATATTGAAGGTTATCTTTATCAACACAGTCTTCAATAGAAGGTATCTGGCAAGGATGCTAAGAATCCTGGAACTCAATTTATTAATGGAAATATTGATGTAGCAACTGATGATGCTCTTACTAATATTGTAACTGTTCATTTTAGTTATGTCACTCCTACTATAAAATCTGGTAGTGCTAATGCAACTTATAGTGCTCTTTTAAATATTATTAATGGAGTAACTTGTAATGTTATGGAGCACGGTGTAGATAAGGCTGCAAAAGTTCGTATTGATTCTCAAATTGGTTTAAATGAGTTTTATTCTAATCGCAATGGCACTGATGAACTTGTTAGTCAGAAGCGTAATGAGGGTGGTTTCCTTCATATCGTGCAGAATATTGCAGCAGCGGAAGGTCTTCGTGATACATTCCTCGCTGATATGATTATTACAAAAACTAAGCGTTTTGAGGCTGATCCAGATAGCAATAGACCCGAGAAGATGATCGTTAGTGGTTATGTTTTTGATTTCCGTAATGCACTTCTTCCTATTGATGTTACATGTTATGCTCCTCAGGGTATGGATATTATTGATGGGTATGAAGCAAGTGAAAGCCATCCTGTATTTACTCAGGTTGCAGGACATCAAGTTTCAAAGACTGTTACTACTACTCGTGTAAGTGAGAGTTCTGGCGGTTGGGGCGAACCTATTGCATAGGAAGTAACTTCTAATCAACGTGAATTTGTTCTTAGTCGTATTGAAGATCCATATGATTGGGATAGCGCTGATACTATCACTGCCGCTGAGTATAAGGAAATGCTTCAAGCGCGTGAACTTGTTAAGGCTGATATTAAAGCTCGTCAAGAAGCATATCAGGCAAGTAAGGCACAAACTCAAGCTCCTGTTGCATCTACCACTGGGGCAAATGGTTTTAACTTCTAATTTAGGAGGTTAAACTATTATGGCTATTAATCTTCTTAATATCTAGCCCCATAAGGTTAGTAGAGACCTTAGTGGTTATATTATTTATATTTATGGCCCTCCAAAGACAGGTAAGACAACTCTTGCCACTCAAATGCCTAAATCTCTTCTTTTGGCATTTGAAAGAGGCTATAATGCAATCCCAGGTATTATTGCACAAGATGTAAATACTTGGGGTGAAATGAAGCAAATTTATCGTGAATTAAAGAAGCCAGAAGTCCAAGCAGTTTATAAAACTATTGTTATTGATACTGTTGATATTGCAGCAACACTTTGTCAAAAATATATTTGCTCTCAACTTGGTATTGATAATATGGGCGATGGTGGTTGGAGCACTAATAGCTGGGATAAGTATAAGAAAGAGTTTGAAGAAATCTTTCGTGGACTTACTATGATGGGTTATGCAGTTGTGTTTATTTCCCATTCAAAGTCTTCAACTGATAAAGATCAAAATGGAAGAGAATATACTTCTATTAAACCTGCTACTCAATCTTCTGCTTTATAGATTATTGAAAATATGGCTGACCTTTATGGTTATGCTCGTGGTATTGCACAAGAGGATGGCTCTACTCGTATGGTATTAACTTTACGTTCTCCTGCTGGCTCTGGTATCTCTTGTGGTTGCCGCTTTAAGTATATTGCTCCTGAAATTGATTTTAATTATAATGCATTAGCACAAGCTTTAACTGATGCCATTGATAAAGAAGCGAAAGAATATGATAATAAGTTTATTACAGAAGAGCGTGAAGTTGTTAATGTAGCAAAAGATTATGATTTTGATGCTTTAATGGCAAAGTTTGAGCAAATGGTTGGAGCTCTTATGAATAAAGACCAAGCTTATTATGCGCCTCGTATTACTCAAATTATTGAAAAGTATCTTGGTAAAGGTAAGAAGATGTCTGCGGCTACACGTGATCAAGCAGAACTTGTTTACCTTGCAGTTACTGAAATTGAGGATGAACTTATTAATAAATAATTATAATAATAAAGTCAAGTATAATACTTGACTTTATTATTTTTTTTTTATGTTATAATATAATAAAAAGAAAAAATACAAACGAGG